TTTTTTTCAAGCAGAAGACGGCATACGAGATTTCTGAATGTGACTGGAGTTCAGACGTGTGCTCTTCCGATCTATTTCTGATCTATAAGTCTTAGGAATATCATATGTTTCACATAAGTATTCTACTAATTGCCTTAGAGATTCAATCTGTGCATCTGAATATTTATACCAATATTTGGTACCTTTAAATGGTGTCTCAAGAGTTGTTACATTCTCTGGTTTTACTACACCATTTACATAGTTATAGTATTTACCATTGCGGAGTTTTAATGGACCCCAATTGCAAACTTCTATACCTACAGAAAGTTTATTTAAGTTTTGATACTTTGCACCATTCTTAGTAAAGTCTTCTGAATCAATTCCTAAGTGCCAAGCCCAATGTTTAGATGAAAAGCATTGTACAATGTCCCCATTCTCACCAATAACAAATGCAGTTGCTATTCTTGTATCATTACTATTCCAGTATCTTGATACAGCTACTGCATTGCCTCCACCTGCTGTATGATGCAAGTAGATTTGTGTCTTCTTAGACTCTTCAGCAAAAAATTGATCTGAGTCTAACCTCGCTTGTACTATTTTATTAATATCCAGCTTCATTAGTTCTTAATGTCTTTATAAGTATCTGATGCTTCTTTTAATCCTTTTCTTAATTTTTTTACTGTATCACATGTCTTTTTAAGAACATTGTTACCTGTAATATCAAACCAGTTTTCATTAATAGATGCAAGCTCTATAATTGAAAATATTCCAAGTAGTATATTAGTAAATATTGCACTAGCAGTAATCACAAAAGAAAAACCTAAGAAACTAAGTAATCCATTAGCAAATGGTGTTAGTGCATAATAGTCTAGAGGAAATACAGCACCTGCAGTAATATAATAACCAAGAGCTTTATATACATATCCCTGTCTAAGTATTCTAGATTTAAATACATCTCTGTATCTTCTGTTAGTTTCTTTTGCAATTTTTCTAAGAGAAATTAGTTTTACAACAGTGTCTATAAAAATAATGATCATTAAAATTATTGCCATTAATTCTACAGGGGCAAAGAATGATGATATTGACAAGGCTACAAGAGTTAATTTTGTTTTCATACTGTAGGTATTTGAGCTTTAATCAGTCTATATATAATATATAATATAATAATTATTAACCATATACCGCCAATCCATGCTAGGAAATTTACCCAACTTGGGATATATTTTATCTTTTCAGGTTTTAATGTTTTAGTTACTACTTGTGTTTTATAAACTGTATTACCAGGTACAAGTTTATAGATAGTATCTGTCTTAGCAATTACTTTATATTTATTGTCCTTTATTCTAGCTTGGAGTTTAAGTATTGTTCCATCTTTTTCAGATAGTCTAGAAGCATAAACATTACCAAGAGAATCACAAAACAAAGTATCTTCTATAAATACAGTTTCTCCTGGGATTTCTATTGTCGTATCTTTATATTGTATTACAGTCACCGTACTATCTTTTTGAGTACATAGTGGACAGTATTTAGCTAATTTTTTTTCTATTGAGCAACTTGTAACTATTACAAGAAGTAATGAAAAAAATAAAAACTTTTTCATTTATATAGTGTGTATAATAAATGCAACAACACCAACACCGTCATAAACAATATTTTGAGATATCAATTGACTATTGGAATTAGCTGCAAATAAAGCTTGAATTTGAGCAGCTAATCCAAGAGCTGTAACATCTGTAAAAGTGCTTATTGTTAAATTACTAAATGTGTTTTTAGTATTAATTTCTGATAATTGGTTACAAGCACAATCTAAACCTTTAAGTGATTGCAATTGATATGGAAAATTATTTCCTTTGTTTCCGTAATCTTTTAAATTTCCTATTGACATGACTTAAGTTTTACTTAACTATTTTTACTATTAAATCTCCTGCAGTTAATGTAACATAAAATTCTCCAGGTTTTAATCCGGCTGCTAAAGCTGCTGCATTATTTGCATATACTTTTTGTGATGTAGTGGCACCAAAATCTCTTAAGAATTTTTCTACAGATCTATTTTGATACTGATACATCTGTGCCAGTTTAGATGTATACTCTGGCATTGTGTTCTGTGGATTATCCACATTTTCGTATTCAGGTAATGCTCCCATGATTTATATATTAAGTAGTTAATAATAGTTTATACACTACACCATTTATAGTTACTGGTAAGTAATGTGTCTGTGCTGCTGGTCCAAGTACTACAGGACCTACTGGACTTGTTATACTACCAATTACAAGTTGACCACTTGCTGTAGCTGTTGCACCTTGTCCAATTACAATGCAGTTATTAAATGCACCAGTTTCAGTATCAGAACCAATTGCTGTGTTATTGGAACCAGTGCTAGAACCTAATGCCCTACCTCCAACAGCTGTATTTTTTAATCCTGTTGTTACAGATCCTAAAGCAGCATAACCTAATGCAACATTACCTGTTCCAGTTGTAACACCAGTAGCAGCACTTGACCCAATAATAGTATTAAAATTTCCAGTAGTTAAAAGAGATAAAGTATTTTCACCTATAGCAACATTGTTATTTGATGTAGATGGATTATTCATTGAATTAAACCCAATTGCCAAATTGCTAAATCCAGTAGTATTATTAAGTAATGCAAATTGCCCTATTCCTATGTTGTTAGAACCTGTTGTAGTGCCTCTTAAAGCCCATCTACCCATAGCAACATTGGATGTGCCAGTTGATAAAGTTCTTAAAGCACTTTCACCAAAAGCTGAATTATTAGCTCCAGATGTTACAGATCCTAACGCATCTGTACCAAAAGCAGAATTACTAGAACCTGTACTAATTAATTGTAATGCATTTTCTCCAAATTGCGTATTAGTTGTAATATTACCTGGTCCATTACACCATACAGTTCTCTCAGTATTATTATATTCAAACTGCGGTGGTAAACTGTAGTTAGGAATATTTAAAGTAGAACCAACTAAAGTTGCAAGACCACTAGTACCACTTGTAGTTAATGTTGCAATACCAGATGGACCAGCCGGACCTTGAGGGCCTTGAGGACCAGTTGGACCTATCAAACCATTTGCTCCCGCTGGACCTTGTGGACCAGTAGGGCCTACAGGTCCTTGGGGTCCTACTGCACCAGCAGGTCCAGTTGCACCTGTTGCACCCGTGGCACCTGCAGGACCTGTTGCACCAACAGCAGCTAACAAAGCCCAATTGGTAGGATCAGAAGGTGGATCATTTGGTGAAGGACCTACAGGAGCAATACAGAAATAAGATGCTCCACCAAAAGAAACAGCATCATTTACAGAATATACACCTGATGGATCCCAAAGTCCTTGCCATGTTAATCCTGCAGGGCCAATTGGACCCTGTGGACCTGCTACACCAGCTGGTCCTTGAGGACCGGTGGCTCCTGTAGCTCCTGTGGCTCCTGTTGCACCAGTAGGACCTGTGGCTCCAGTAGCACCTGCAATACCTTGAGGACCAGTAGCTCCAGCTGGTCCTGCTGGACCTGTAGCACCTATTGATGTTAATAATGCCCAGTTACCTGGATCTAAAGATGGATCTAAAACTGTTGGTCCTACTCCTGCAGGATTAGTACAGAAATATGAAGAACCACCAAATGCTACTGCATCATTTAATGCATATACTCCACTAGCACTCCAGTTACCTTGCCAATTCAAACCTGCTGGTCCTACGGGTCCTTGTGGACCTTGGGGTCCTGTTGGTCCTACTGGACCTTGAACACCTTGTGGTCCTGCAGCCCCAGTTAAACCAATTGGTCCTTGTGGGCCAGTGGCACCGGTTGGTCCAGCAACTCCTTGAGCACCTGTTAATCCTTGAATTCCTTGAGGTCCCTGTGGTCCTGTTAGACCAATTGGGCCAGCAGGTCCTGTTAAACCTATAGGACCTTGAATACCTGTATTTCCTTGAGGACCTTGTGCACCTTGTGATGCAAGTAATGCCCAATTAGTAGGATCTAAATCTGGAGTAGTTGGAGTTGGTCCAACGTTATTAATACAAAAATAAGATGCACCACCATATCCTACAGCATCATTTACTACATAAGTTCCTGCTGCTGACCATGCACCTTGCCAGTTTAATCCAGCTGGACCTACAGCACCTGCAGGACCTTGAATTCCTTGCAATCCTTGAACACCCTGTGGACCAGCTGCTCCGTTAGCACCAGTGTTTCCTGTAAGACCAATAGGTCCTTGAATTCCTTGAAGACCTTGGACTCCTTGAGGACCAATAGGACCTTGAGCTCCGGCAGGTCCTTGCACCCCAGTTACTCCTTGTATACCTTGTGGTCCTTGTGGACCCACAGGACCTTGGGGACCAGCAGCACCTTGAGCAATTTGACTTGCAAAATCTTGTACAGAAATAGCACCTGTTAAATATTCATCGTCTCTCCTATCATCTTTAAGAGCAACGGGTAATAATGTTTTGTTAGGATCAACAGTAGTTACTACACGTCTTCCTCTAATCCAGCTAATAAAATTTAAAATATCCATGGTTGTTGTTATTTAATAAATATACTATAATATACGAAAAATAATTCAAATAAAAAAATCCCCAGAAAAAAAATCTGGGGATCAGCCTGTGTTTGTATTAACCTTGGAGAAGAGAGATACAGGCTATAGTAGTATGCCCATTATAAATGCAATCACTATTGCTATTATAATACAAATATCAGCAATAGTTCTTCCATAAGGATCATCATGCCAAACATTATGCATTTTATTGTATATAGGTTTATTTAATGCTCTTGCTAAAAAGAACATTAAAACAATTCCAATTACCCCTATTAAAAATAATATAAGTTTCATTTTACCAAATTATTGCAATTGCATTTTCAGTAACCATAAGTTTTATGGCACCATCTATTTCAATTTTTTCCCCAGATTCTAAAGCATATGTTTGAACATAAACTTTGTCTCCAACTTTTACATCAGTAACTTCATCACCTACAGCAAAGACTTCAAGCTTCAACCACTTTTTCATGGCTTCTTGCATAATTGATTCTTCATCTTTAGCAGATAATTCAACTGCTGATTTTTTTAATTCCGGCATTGTTAACAATACTCTTTTACCTCTTAAACTTTTCACGTTGTTGGTTTTATTTATTATGCATCATATCTCTGAGAAGTTGGCTCAGAAATTTTTTCTTTTTTCTCTGGTCTGATTTCAGAGTCAGATAGTAAAGATAACTTAATTTGTTCTATTAAACCAACTAAGCCAAAATTACCATAAGCTTTTTCATTTATGTGTACTTCCATTCCCTGTTCAGTTTCTACTATAGATAACATTATTGATTTCTCTGTCATATACAAATATAATTAATTATTCGTTATCATAGAACATTCTTTCTGAATCTTCTGTGTTCCATTTTTCATAATCTTCTACATTATAGAAATCTTTGCAAACTAAATAATCAGGTTTTTCTGGAAAAGGTTTTGTAACAAATGAAGGCTCAGACCACTTAATACGGTTATTAGGTTGCAAAGCAATTTGCCCATTTTCAAGAAATATAATATGATGAGATTTATGTTCATCCGGAGTTTCTGATAATGTAAGATCAGTATTCATATCATTACTTCCCCAGTTAATAGTTGCATAGTAATTTCCTTTATACCACTTTTTATCTTTAGCATAAAATTCTACAGGAGCATCTTTTAGATAATTTAACTCTAACAAAGTAAAGTTATAAGAGAAACAATTCCATATCTGTAGAAAATGAAATGGTAGATCTGGATCTGGAGTCTTTGGTTCTGTTAGTAGAGCATGACTTGGTAGTTTATCTCTAAGTACACCATTCTCTAACAATACCTGGAACAATGCTGCTTGTCCCGGCATACATCTTACAGATATAATTACCCCCGGGGTAAATTCCCCATGACCTTTTTGATGCTGGTACATGTATTCATTCCTCACAAATACCTTGAGAGGAAAAAAATTATGTTCTATGTGTGCCATTATTTCTTGAAGAAGTTTTTCTTTGGTTGTTCCTTTGAACTGAATCCCAGCTTTTCAAGTATCTTGTTAGCTTCATCCTCAGCAAACTGAATAGTTTCTTCTTCTTTATCTGTTATCTTCCAGTTATTTAGTAAGATTGCCATATGCATAGTTTCATGCATAACAGCTGTGGCTTTCTCTGTAAGACTGTACCTCTTAAAAGTACCCATGTTTAAAAACAAGAAAGGTTTGTATGGATCCTTTGCCGTCAACTTCTTGTCAGCAGGATCATAGTTAGTAAGCCCATAAATATACACACCATTACCAGTAGTCTTATCCACTTCTTCTGCTTGGGCATCTTTACGGTTTAACCCATGCATTTCTTTAACATCATAATGGTCAAATACTTCAGTAGCATTGTTACCTACTAACAAAATGTATTTACCCATGTCATACTTTTTCATACCAAGTCTATTTAAAACAAAAGGTCTGGGCTTTCACCTCCAGACCCCTTGCCGTTTTTTGTTAGATAAACAAATATATAAATTAAATTGGAAAAGATCTACTATCCACTTTTTTTTCTATATAATTTTTACTTTCTTCATCAACTGCATCTTTTACAGAAAAAGTAATTATTCTACCACCTAATGGTTTAGGGGGTGCCCCTCTCTCTATATGCCAGCCATGTGATCCTTCACCATACTCTTCTTTGTATGTCCCAGTAATACAGTGATGAATCTGTCTTTGTTTAACTTTATAACATCCTTTGGCTAATGTTAAACTTTCTCTAACATCATTACGGGAAGAGTTCTCATGTATATGCCCCATAGTAAAAAGATCCATATCCTCATACATCTCTAACGCTCTGGTAAGATTCAAAGCACCTTTAGTCACAAGGCCTCCTCCACCAGAACCATGATAGTACTTATGCTTAAATGAAGACACAACATTTTTTCTATAGTGCAAACTATACACTATCCAGCCACCATAACCCCCAGCTTCTATTTTAGAGTTATACTTAAGGTTCATCATATCAACAAACCTTTTGAGCACATCAGTCTCTTGGTACTTAATTATCCCGGTCTCATGATTACCATAACCAATCACCTTGATAATATCAGCATATGGTTTGAACCACTCCACAGCAGTCTCTACAATTGAATCCAAGTAAAATGCATTATTATGTTCCGGGAGTATATCTGACTTATTCCTCCTATTATCTCCCCTACCTTGCATAAGACAGAATAGATCCCCTACAATAACCACAGGTATATTATTCTCCTTACAGTAATTAAGATGTTTCTTTAAAAGCTTTCTATCACAGTGTGGATTATCCCAATGTATGTCTGACAAAACAGCAACCTCTGCTGTCGTTCCAGTAAGAATAATGTTGTGCACATTCTTACCAATCTTTTTAACCTCCATTCTTTTGTTTTAATGGGTTACACTATAATATACAAAAATTTTCTTTGGCACCAAAACTATTTTGTATTAGAGATTGTGTGGACCCCCCTGCAGCAGCCACCCCCCAGCCGCAGCCAGGGTGGGTACCCCCCTGTCTCTGCCAGCACATGTGTCTGCATCAGCCAGAAAAAAAAGTTTTTCTCTGCTCCAGAAAAAAACTTTCTTCTCTGACTTGCAGGGGCTAACCCTTAACTCATCATAAAATATAATTTTATGAATACAAAACAACTTCCAACACAATCTGCTCTCGTCTCCATCCAACCATCTTCTAAGCAAGACTTCCTTTATGTTATAAAGAAAGTCAACACCGACACATGGTTGCCCAAGATTCCCAAGGCTGTTGTACAAAATATCATAAAGTCTCCTGGACTTTATAATATCCTGTACAGAACCTACACCAATGAAAAAGGATATGATGCCATTTTCATTGCCTCTGCACAAAAGGTCGTGACTAACTAGTCATGACCTTTTTTCTTTTTCCCTCTTCTTGCTAACCCATAATTTAACTAAAATTAAATTTAGACATTATGGCCAATTATGTAAACATTGAAGGAAATCAGGTTATAGATCTTACACCTGATTATAACCGTCCACTTGCATTGGTGGATTTAACAGTTCTTAACAAGTTAACAGGAATGTTGCCGTTGGAAAGTTTCAGCAACATTAGACATAACTTCAGAGAACAAATTATGAACACCAACAATCTTGAAGAACTAGTTCAAGCTTCAGAGGATTTCATAGCATTTCACAGAACAGTTAATCTCATTAGAGAAATTGTTTCAGAAGATGTGAATCATATCCTAGAAGTAAAAGGACAAGAGAGAGTTGTTGGCAAAACAGAGACGGTCCACATAGACTACAGTGTAGACGAATTGTAGACTGTCTCATTATTAACAACAAGAAAGAGTATTAGACATTGTCTAATACTTTTTTCTTTTTCCCTCTTTTGGCTAACCCTTAACTTAATTTGATAATTATTTCATTAACTAAAAACTTAAACATTATGTTGAAAGCAATCTACAGTGGGAACTATATCCGAAAAGAAGGTGAGCATAAAGGTGAAACATTTCACATCTATGATATTACCGGCACAAGTGAAGAACTTAAACAATATATGAGCACACCTCAGTTTAAGAAATATCCACGGAAATCTGCAAATGGTACACCTCAGATGCATACTATGTATATGGACGCATTGAGAGATGAACTTCCATTGTATCTCAAGCAAGATGGTAACTATACATTAGACCAATCTGAGACAAGGAAGGATACTGCACGTTTGGATTTGTTGAACAAGATGGGTAGCACCGTCCTTGCCACAGCATTTGCAAATAAACTTGCAGACAAGGTGTTTGGTGCAGGCAAAGTTACAAGCACTGTTGCAAGTGCATTCATAGCAGACCCTGTTGCAAATGGTGACGATGCTACATTGAATGGTGATTTGTAGACATTGGGGAATGATAAAGGGGCTTAGGCCCCTTTTTCATTTTTTTTAGTAATTAGAATTCCCTCTTTTTTGCTAACCCTTTATTTGTACAGGGAAATAATGCTACCGCATTATTTCTTATTTCTTTAGTAAATAGTAAATATGTTTAACATCAGTAGATATTACTCAATACTCAATACTAAGAAATAAAAAGATATTTATATTGTTATTATACTATGTGATTAGTAATAATTCCACGCGGAAATCTGTATTAGATAAGAGAGTTTAAGTATGTGAGTAATATACTCAATACTCATTTACTACTCATACATCCTATACATTATTACTATATATTATTATAGTATTATAATAATAAAAAAATATAGCTAACTTTTATTCAGTAACTAACTAATACAACATACTATGGATACAAACACTGTATTTGAAATTATTGATATGCTTGATGCATTTATTGAGGGTTCTAATAGAGTACTTAATAGTGATTATCCTTTTGATAGAGAACTACTCATCTATGAAGAAGGTAGGAAGTCAAGCATTGAAAGTTTCCGGAATCATCTGCAAGAGTATATTGAATCAGAAGTATCTAAAGCAGAAAACCAAATGAATGAAGGGAGATATTAGTCTCCCTTTTAATAGTAACCAATTAAATATATATATACCTATGGAATCTATAAAAAGAATTACCATTACAGAAGATTACTCATTACAAGTTAATAAGTCTATTGACTCTCTTGTAGAAGAAGCAGAGAATAAAGGTTTCCGAGAAGTTAGTAGATATCTACATCCTGCGGTAGGATTAGTAGTAGTTATGACTAATGAACCTGTTCTAAATGTTTAACTAAACTATATACTTATGGATAATCAAAGAACTAAACTTCTTGATAATTTTATTGCCGGATTTGCTATTGGAGCAATATCCTCTATTGTGTTGTTGATTTTATTTACCCTTTAATTTTTGTTTTATGAATTCTACTATGATTAATCAAACTACTAATCAAGAGTTATTAGATGCTCTTGCTATACAAACTCTATTAGTTAATGCAGAACTATTAGATTATGCTAAAGACTTTTACCGAGAAAAGTTAACAGAACAAAAAATAAAGGAAATTATTAGCATGGATTTATATGATAAAATTTGGCTAGTAAAACAGTATAGAGAAGAACTTAATTCAGATAAACCTGACTTAGATTCTATATACTAAAAACATTATCCTGAGCATGATTAAACTGCTCTTTTAATACATCAACTGTAAATAACTGAGGGGGAGTTTTTGGCCTTTGCACTCTATACAGTTTACATACAAGTAGCAATACTTGAGGGGGTTGTTGATGTTGAGCAAAGTTGTAATGCACCATTTCAGCTTCCCAAGGGCTGACAGTTGTAGAAAATATAGTGGGTCTGAATTAACAGACTACATTGCAGAATAATGCTGAGAGGTTACTAAAGTACACAGTGTAAAATAAAAACACCTCACTATTAGTATATTACAAGTTACTTAATCCTTAACAGGAAGATAATTGGAATATACACTACAACTGAGTGCAGAGGGGTAAAAGAATACTTCAGCAAATTTAAATTATAATATAGTTTAATTGGTTCAGTATTCTGTAAATTAAAGGCTACTTCAGCAATTATAAAATTAATAATTTATAATATAAAAAGTAGCCTGGTTAATGCACCATTCTCACTTCCCAAGGGTGAGCAGTTGTAATGCCGTGTAATTCGGTGCTTACTATGTATGAAAACTTGTATAGAGTTTATTACAACTGAGTGCAGAGGGGCCAAATTGGTGTGAAGAATACTTCAGCACAAAACTAAACTATAAATGAAGAATAGTCATTGCTTATGTAATGACTGCCCGGGAAGGCATCTTCTCCTAAGTATTTAGGTAGGTTTAGTTGTATTCTGTTATTCACCAAAAACCTACCTCCTGAAAGGGAGGTGGGTGCCTTCCCACAATTTAATTAGTAACCAATTAAACTCAAATATATGTCAGGATTAGTTAATGCAACGAGACAGTACAACTCCACAACTGCTAATGGAGCTGTTACTCATTCAACAAGTTTAAACTACTGTTTAGATTTGTTCTTTTTAGCAGGTGCAAGTAGATATATGTCAGAATCTGATATTCTAATTGCTTTTAACCGTGCATGTGCAGAGAATAAGAATCTTGCTTATAAGATTCTATTTTGGGCACGTGATGCAAGAGGTGGTGCAGGTGAGAAAAGATTCTTTCAAGTAGTTATGCAACATATGAGTAGGTTTAATACCTATGATTATGATCAATTAGCTATATATATCCCAGAATTTGGATATTGGAAGGATATATTCAAGATTGAGAAACCAAATAAGAATAATCTTAATTGGTTGTCTACTCAACTTGAAGAATCACCTAATGCTAATCTCTTAGCTAAGTGGTTTCCAAGAAAAGGTGAATGGTTTGTAGCCATGCATAAGTATCTTAACATAACTCCAAAAGAGTTCCGTAAGAAACTTGTGTCAATGACCAAAGTAGTGGAAACTCAAATGTGTGCTAATGAATGGTCTGAGATTAATTACTCTCAGGTACCTTCAATTGCTATGAATAAGCATAGAAAGTCATTCTTTAACCGTGATGGTAAGAGATATGGAGAGTATATTGCTGATGTTCAGGCAGGCAAACAGAAGATTAATGCATCAGTATTATTTCCTCACCAATTGTATCAAGCAATTTGTAATGGAGATGATGCTGCTGCAGTAGAAGCTCAATGGAATGCTTTACCAAACTATATGGAAGGTAGCACAGAAAGGATTCTTCCTGTATGTGATGTCTCTGGTAGTATGGAAGGTCTTCCTATGGATGTATCTATTTCTTTAGGGATTTATATCTCTCAAAGAAATGAAGGTATATTCAAAGATGCATTCTTAACTTTTTCAGAAACTCCTGAAATGAATTATCTAAAAGGTAATTTGTATCAGAAAATGTTACAGTTAAAGAAAGCAAATTGGGGTATGTCTACAAATCTTCAAGCCACATTTGACTTGATTCTTGATAGTGCTGTCAGAGAATCATTACCTGAGTCTGAAATGCCAACTAAATTACTTATCATTAGTGATATGGAATTTAATGAAGCAGATCAAAACCGTACAAACCTTGATGCTATTAGAGCAAAGTATTCTGAATCAGGATACAAGATGCCTGAGATAGTATTTTGGAATGTAAACGGTAGACTTGGTAATGTTCCTGCATCTGCTAAAGATTCAGGCATTGGCTTGGTATCAGGTTTCAGCCCTTCAATTTTGAAGAGTGTGTTGCAAGGTGAGATTTATTCTCCTGAGCAATTGATGCTTGATACTGTAGATACTGCACGGTATTCCTGTATTGAAACTGAATAAGATTCGGAGGTTTGGTGACACCTTGGCAACAGAAGTCACCACTTTTATTTATGAATTAAAAAAACAAATATGATTAACTTATTAAAAAACAAAACAAAAGTGAAAAATTTAAAATTTGAAAAAGAAAATGATGGTAAATGGTATATTATATTACCAGAGTGGGAAGGAGCACACAATGAATTAGAAATGGTAGCAGGTGCAGATATGTTATTAGATAATTTATCTGCAGATGGTAAATATTGTGATATTAATGTATCAGAAGATTTTGTTGAAAATTCAATTGAATTAATACTAGATAGACATGCAGGTGGTGGTGGTGTATATAATGTGTTTTATCCTAATACTCAACCAAAAATAGTTCCACAAATTTGGTTATGTCATGTAACAAAGTTTGTTTACGGTGGTGTTTTACCTGAAAAGTTATATTTTTCTATTAATAATTAATATTATGATTAAATCAATTCAATACATAACACTTTCAGTGTTACTTGTAATATTCTTTGAAGGTTTATTGACTATTGGACAAGCATTTAATTTTGAAAATTATGGAGTAGGTGCATGGGCATTACAGTTTTTAATATTTACTGCTGCTATCACAACTTCACTAAGAATGAGATTTGAGAGTGATGAATAATCACTCTCAAACTTTATAATAATCACTCAAAAATAAACTTATGAATAAAACAGTTCCTTTTGGATTACACCACATTGCAGGTTATACCATTTTTAAATTAAACATGAATCTTACTAGTGAAGATGCACAAGCTATCAGAGATACATTTGGATTTGACGTTGTAAGAATATACTCAAAGCCACAATTACATAGGATAGAAGGTGCAATTTCTTGGAGAAAAGATGATTACAGTAATTTAATAGAGACATTTTGGAGAAATAGAGAAACGTATCAAATCAATGCCAAAATAGAAAAACTTGCTTTGAAAAAGGCTGACTTACTTGACAAGTCAATGAATGCAGTAGATCTGCATGTAGATTTAACTGATTTACCATTTTAAAAAAACAAAAATTATGATTGAAGTAGAAAACAAAGTATCATCAGAACTTATTGCTCATTTAAAAACTGTAATTTATAGACATTGTATTGATGACTTTATTGCTTTTTCTAGTGATGAAATTAAAAGCAAAATTAAAGATTCAATTGATGAGCAAATGAATACAATTAGATATTCACTGTTAAGTGAGCATGCTAATGTTGTTATTCTTAGAGAAAAGTATAAAATTTTAGAAAGTTTAAAAAAGGATTTATGAAAACAGGAATAATTGTGATTTTATGGTTTGTATTTATTGGTACTCTTGCAACATTAGTTAGTTGCAAGAGTTCATCACATTGTGATGCATACGGTCATGTAGAGCATACTATTAACACAAAAAATTTAAGCAAATGATTTATAGAAAACTTAAAAAGTTGCAACAGCAAAGGAGGGATATTATATCCCTCATTAATGCTGCATATAATTCATCTGCAGATGCAGAAATTATAATGTTTACAGTAAATGATTTACAGTGGGATCTTGATATAGTTGAAAAATCTATTGAAGAAGAGAGAATGATGATTCCATTTAAATGGGGTCTTGCTGTATTTATAGCATCTAGTTTAGGATTGGTAGTATATGGACTTTTAAATAGCTAAAAATGAACGTGTTACTTATTACAGGACTTAGTATGTTATTACTATGGCTACAAAATAAATTCAAAAACCAATGACAAAATTAATTTTTATTTGGTATCTTGTCACAGGAACTGTACAATACCAACAGACAATGGATGGGCATAAACAATATGCTTTATTCTTTAAAGATGGAAAGGTCATAGATTATGCGTACAAGAGTGAAATCTTAGAATACATAGAGACCGGAACATTTGAGTATAATGAAGATTTAGAGTTTAACAAATAATCTTCTTGGTCCTGTAGCTCAGCTGGATAGAGCAACTGCCTTCTAAGCAGTAGGTCTTTGGTTCGAATCCAAACAGGATCACTATAAATTAAATTATATGAGAAATAATCCATACAATATTATTAAATCAGTTATGGGGTTTGACCTTACTTGTAAAGTTCAAGATGAAAATGGTCAGCCTGTAAATTCCGGTGTAATTTATTCTGATTACAAAGCACAAATTAAACCAGTATGTTTAAGTCAAGTAACTAATAAAAAGTTTTGGACTAATTTCAATCAAGATTTATATGACAAACTGCTTGATTATAAGCGTTCTAATGACTAATTAAAGACAGTGTATTCTAAAATATGCTTTTCCTGACAAAATAAATGGGGATAGTAATATCCCCTTTTATTGTTTAGCTATATATTGCTAAATATTATTAGTTTAAACAACTTAGATTACTATAAATACTATATATTTATCTGCATATTTATGCAGGTAATGTTATATCAGCTCCCTAATGGGAAAGTAGTTCACCTCACAATAGAGGAATACTTGAGTCTTACAGATGAAGACATACAATACCTCATGTCAATAGATTTTGGTGAACATATTAGGGACCCTTTTACCGGCTCTGCTGTTGAAAACAACAAAAGAGAAAAATATATAGACACAGAATTCCTTCCTATGGAGGATTATGACTTAAATGATATACCATCAGATGATATTCCATTTGATGATATCATTGATTTATCTGATTCTTTGGATAACTAGTATTGCATATCGAGATATACAATATTAACACTTATCACTTAGCCTGAGTAACTAATGATATAGTACATCTACTCAAAACAATCTATTTATTTATTTATTAATTTTTTAAAACTTTAAGTTATGAACTCAAAAGTAGTAGTATTAGGTGACGAATCAACAAAAACAGTTGTAAATGTATCAGAGAATAATCCTGATTATGGATATATTCGTGTACAACAAATTAGAACCATGATTGATGACAATGGTTTCTTACGTAGAAAACCAGTATCTGCATTGATCCCAGGTACTTTGTCTGAATTGACAGAGTCAGGATTTTATGCTGGTCAGCAATTAGATGGTAAAATTGTGGTTGAAGAATCACTTGAGCCATTCAATGCTAAAACTCCAGAACGTGATCTTAAGATTGCAGGAGAGACTGGTATTGTTTGTACAATTGGTGGTCTTCCTATCTATCGTAGAACTAAATTTACTTTAGATGGAAATGCACAAGATACATTAATCAAACATGATAATGTAGATCAATTACGTGCTGCTTATGCAAATGCTTCTAAAGCAAATACTTCAGGTATTCAAAATGCAGCAGGACAAGACTTTAATATCTAAAAGTTAAGGTTTGGGGTTATAAGTGGGGGTCATTGGCCCCCATTTATTTTTTATGATTATTAATATGAATGTATAAAATGGAAAAGCTAAAACAAGATATCAGAGATTATCAATTGAATGGAGGTAAAACTTATATTCAATATGAACAAGACAAATATTCTTTATATCAGAACTATTTGTACAAAAGAGCACTATATGGTTTAAGTGCTTTAAGTGAGAAAGAACTTGCTACAATGTGTGGAAAGAAAAAACAAAGGATAATAAATGTATACAAAAGAGCTCAAAGTGTATTAAATATCTTCAAACAGAAAATTGCAATAGAATATACTAATAAAATATTCTTGAGTTTATTTCCCAAAGCAAATATTACTAAAGACTTAGTAAGCTGTAATGAAACAGATGAAAAGTTTATAAACACTTTAACTTTTAAAGATTTAAATATTGATAAAGATCAGATAATTAGTATCTTTATAGCTGAAGGTGTACTTCCTAAAAACTTTTTAAGTTTAAAAGAAGCACCTATTAGTTTACCAAGTTTAAAAAATGAAAGTCAAGCTTAAAGAATGTGATGGCTGTCATAAAGAGACAGTCATATGGAAGAACCATGAGGGATACAGATATTGCAAACTTTGCTGGAGTTGCCACAATAGTAAAGATAATGCACAGAAACCAACAAAATCTGCTATCTCTCAGGTCTCTTCTAAGAGAAAGAAAAAAGACCAAGAGTACTTGAAACTCAGGAATAGATTCCTTACAGATTTTAGTTTATGTCAGATTGCAGTAAAAGGTTGTAGTATTAATGCTACAGATGTGCACCACACATATGCTGGTGCTAACAGAGATGCCTTTTATTTAGTACAATCTACATGGCTTGCAGTCTGTAGAAACTGTCATGATTGGATTCATGCTCATCCAAAAGAATCAAGAGCATTTGGTTACTTAAAATAATTTTATGGAGACACTTATAACAAAAGATAAAGTACAGTTAGATGCACTTGATGCTACAAATGGTAAACAAAGATGTAGTGTTGTACTTGGTACAGGTGTAGGTAAAACTCTTGTGGGTTTACATCATATTGAAAGAAATACAACACCATTAATGCGTGTACTTGTAGTAGCACCAAAGAGATCTATATTTCAATCTTGGAAAGATGATGCTGTTAAATTTAACAAAGAAAATTTATTAGATAGAATAGTATTTACTACATATCTAAGCCTAAATAAACATAATCCTAATGATTATCAAGCAGTGTATTTAGATGAGGTGCATAGTTTATTAGATAGTCATAGAGGATTTTTACAACTCTACAAAGGCGTTATACTTGGTTTAACAGGTACACCACCTAAAAGAGGATATTCTGAAAAAGGCAAATTATTAAATGAATTTTGTCCAGTAGTCTATACATTTAAAGCAGATGATGCTGTTGAAAATGGTATTTTAAATGATTACCAAATTATTGTACACAAAATAAATTTATCAAAAGATAAAGTTTATAATGTAAAAATGAATGGTAAATATTTTATGACTAGTGAAGAACAAAATTATGTTTATTGGTCTAGAAGAATAGATGTGGGATCCGGTAACATGCATATGTTGAGGGTTATGAGAATGAAAGCTATGATGGAGTATCCAAGCAAAGAAAAGTATACTCAAATACTAATGGAACATATAAAAGCAAAATGTATTGTATTTGCAAATACTCAAGCACAAGCTGATAAATTATGTTCTTATAGTTATCATAGTAATAATCCTCAATCTGAAAAGAACCTGGAATTATTTAAAGATGGAACAATTAAACAACTATCAACTGTATTGCAGTTGAATGAAGGTGTTAATATTCCAGAACTTAAACAGGGTATTATCATGCATGCCTATGGTAATGAAAGAAAAGCAAGTCAAAGAATTGGTAGGTTGCTCCGGTTAAATCCAGATGACAAAGCTATTGTACACATACTATGTTATGTTGATACAATAGATGAAAAATGGGTAAAAGAAGCACTTGAAAACTTTGACCAAAGTAAAATAACATGGAAAGATTTTGGGGTTAAATTAGATTAACCCCAATGTTTTTGTATATTAGCACTATATGGAAAACACACATACACATAAATTATATTTGTATAATGATAAGAAACATAGTTTTTTATACGTAATTGCATGTGTCATAAATGTTTGTAAACATGAACCATTACAAGCAGAGCAATGTACAATAATTGCACATAAAAATGGCAAATGTTGTGTAAAAAATGGTGATTATTTAGAGATGTTAGAACTTAAAGAAAAGTTTGAAAAATTAAATTTAATTTCAGAAATTGAATCTCATGAAAGTTATATGTATTGATAGTGACAATAAGCCTGATAAAATACCAGATAGTGAATGGATTAAAGAAGGAATAGTGTATACTGTTATACAGGTAGTTGAAATGGGGTTGCAAAAAAATAAATTAGGAGTTAAATTAAAAGAAGTAGATTTATCAGAAGAATCATTTCCTTATCAATATTATGATTTAGATAGATTTATTCCAGTACAGATGTTAAATGAACTGTATCAAGAAAAAGAAAAAATTGCTGAAACGGCAGATTTAGAATTAATCTAATTTATGGAAGATTATACTAAAGATGATGTTATTGCTTCATTGAAGCAACTACCTAGTCATCTAAGAACAAGATCACTTGTTGATCAAAGAAGTTATCTTATAGGAATATTAGCCTACAGATTTGGAATGTCTGAACCACAAATTGCAGAGATACTTGGTTTTAAAAGATCTAAGATTAATTATAACAAGAAGCTTGCAGTACAGTTCCATACTGATAAAACATTTAAAAGTAATGTTTATGTTTATGCTCAATTGTTTCCATTTGATTTTAGTGTAATTGAATCAGTTCAACAAGTACAAAGAAACAAAAGAGTTCAGATTGATATCAGCAGAAATATGTATAATAGAGTTAAAGCTGCTGGGTCTATTTATGGTCATAAAGACATAAGAATAACAATTAAGTTTTTATTAGATAAAAGCATGAAGATGTTATGGGAAGAATGAAAGAAGTATATATGCAGATATTGCAAGTAAATAATGGAATACCAGAAGACATGACTGTTGGTGATTTCCTAAGAATGACAGATTTAAATATTTATCATTGGCGAGAATATGAAAGAGAAAAAGAAAGAGCCAGATTACAACTTGATCAACAAGCAAATCTGGGAGAGACTACAGAAGATTCTGAAGGAGAATCAACAGGAGGAGAACAAAACAATTAAAAAACCAAAAAAATGAAAAAGTTATTAGTATTAGTAAGTGTTAGTTTATTTAGTTTTAGTGCATTATCACAATGGGTAGTTACAAAGATTGATAATGGATTTGATACACCGTATAAAATTGCATACACAGAAGATGGTCAGAGTGAGTTTCTAAAACTTGAGAACTACAAAGGTATTGCATTCTATATAGGTGGGGTATATGTGTGTGATGAGTCAGTTACTGTGGATATTTCATTCTTAGTGAATGGAGAGTATAAAAAATACAGTGTTACAGGTAGAACATCTGAAAATCGTAAAACATTATTTATGGTAGATGATCTTAATTCAGATCCAAATTTATTAGCTGATTTTAAAGCTGCTTCATCTGTAAAAATAAGGGTTAATGATACTACTTGTGACACAGAAATTTATGAATTTAAGATGACAGGTAGTACTGCAGCATATAATGCTATAAGTAATCCGTGAGAAACTTTGTTAAATATCTATTGGTATGGATAAGCCAAAACTTATCCATACCATTTTGGATGGTAGGTCATATACATCTTTCAGTAAATGTGTATGAAGATATCCATGAGATATTAATGTCATTGGGAATGAATATTATAGTGGCTATTGGATTTACTATAGATTATTTAGAACAAAGAAAACAAAAATGAAAGTATTACTAATATTTGCAATGTTGTTCAGTTTTGTAGATCCTAATCCTTTGATTACTAAAGGAAGAGTAAGCTACTATGGACAACATTGGACAGGAAGATTAACTGCTTCCGGAGAGAGATTTCATGCAGATAGTTTAACATGTGCACACAAGACTTATAAATTTGGAACTCTTCTTAAAGTAACAGACTCAAGAAATGACTCTATTATATATGTAAAAGTAAATGACAGGCTACCAAAGTCTTCTCCTTTTATTGCAGACCTAAGTTATGGAGCTGCAAAGAAGTTAAATTTTGTAAAAGTTGGAGTTATTTATGTAACTTTAGAGGTTGTTGATACAGTACAAATTAATAAAAATTAAGAACATGCCGGATATAACTATGTGCCATGGATTTGAATGTCCAGTTAAAGAAAAATGTAAAAGGTTTACATCAAAACCCAGTACTAATTGGCAAGCATACTTTCTAGAGCCACCATATGAAAAGACTGATACAAGTTTTACATGTGACTTTTATTGGGGAGAAAATGCTGAAGCTGTATGGAAACAGCTAAATGATATTATGGGTATATCTCTACCAGAGTAGTGTTAGCCTATAAGCTTAAAAAACTTGACAAATTTTAAACCTATAAACGTATAAAAACCGATTAAGTATGAAACAAACAGCAGTAGAGTGGCTTAAAAAAATACTTGATGGACAAAAAGATAAACCATTTGATTACGATGAGTGGTGCATAGCACTTGACCATGCAAAAGAAATGGAAAATAAACAGATGTGTAGTTTTGCAGAGTTTGTAGCAACATATCCTGATAAGAATATAAATATCAATGGGGAAATGTTACATGCTAAATCAAAGTATGATGGTGCTGAGAGAACTATTGACTTATTAGAAACCTTTTTAGTGCCTTAAGATGCACTATATGATTCAAGTACATAAGAAAAACCAAGGTATGTATAATATAGTGCTATTTAGTGCACAAATAAATAAAATAAGATGAAAGCAAAACTAACCTTTAATCTGCCTGATGATCAGCATGAATTTGACATGGCTATACAAGGTAGTAAGATGTACTCAGCTCTATGGGACATCTCTCAGGAGTTAAGAACACTATGGAAGTATGAAGAACTTAATGATGATGAGTGGAAGATGGTAGAAAGAATTAGAGATAAGTTCTATGAGATACTTGGTGATAATCAAATTAATTTAGACAAGTGAGTCTGGTAGAGAAAGTTACCAGAAAATCATTTAAA